TGTCTATAAGTTGCCCATTCCTCTTTCTTGGCATCAGCCAAAGGAGAGGAGTGGTCGGACGCTTGCGTCCAATCGGAACCTTTAAGTTTTTGGTTTCTTCCCTCTCGTAACTGTCCCATTAAGCCTTCAATACGCTGAGTTATTTCCTCTGCTGTCATATCCCTTGCACGGTGTATCAAAAGAACCCTGTCTTCTTCGATAGTAATTACATCTGTGTCAAATGTCTGATCGACAGTAGGAGACACATTTGTTTCTACTAATGGAACCCATCCAAGAGTCTTGAGATAAGCATCATTACCGTCTGATAAACGCAAACCAGATACGTTACCCCAACTCTCGGGTAACAAACCCAGGTAATCTACGCTGCCGTCTTCTTTAATGTGGGCATAGTTTCCCATCGCAACCGCTCCTTGTATTTTAAATAACTACTGTTATCACTAATGGAGGACTTTTTTCCATTTTGTTGCCATAACTCCCCTACAGGATAGAATGGGTGATCTTCCCATAAATGGTATGTCAACGGAACTAACGGCCCAAATAATCCGACTTCTTTATTCCATAATTTATTAATTGTGCAACGCTCCTCAAGATAGGGCCAATATCTAGCTACCTCGTTGAATGGTTCCCAGTGAGTTTGCAGGACGCCCTTTTCCAATAAAAAAGTGATGCCCGTATGACATATGGTTCTCCAGGGACGGTCAGTGCCGCCGACAATCATACCAATAGAACCATCGCCTCTATCATTGCGAGGCAAACCCTCAAGGTCGTCTGGTTCGTCTATATAGTTGGAGGGACAGTCAACAAGTGACATAGCCATAAGAGGAAGGGTACAACGCGGCCTGAATTTCTTCCATGTCTCTAGGGCTACTGTTAAGGCATTTGGATAATGTAAATAATCATCCTCGATTACATAAACTAGATCAGCGGTACTCTTCTTTGCTAGGGTGAGAGCAGCCAACATACTATCATTATTGCGGGTGCCTTCTAACGTCTTGATTGTCACATTCTTTTCGAGAAAATCTGTCTCATCCTGCAAGAATTGCACTGTTTCCGCAGTGGAATGGTCATCCAGTATAGTTAAGTGCGGCTGTTCTGGGAGTGCCTTGATCGCAGTGCAAAGTGAACGAACGCAGCGCCAAACAATGTCCTTCTTGGGTTTATCAAATCTTCTGGGGTGTACACTATCTCCATCATAAGTGCGTAGAATTATATCAAGCTGCACGATGCACCTCCAACAAATCAGCTAACTCCACAAACGGAGCCAACCAGTCATCTGGCTTTGTTTGCCGTAAAAGGCTGATGCTATCATAGTATGGTGTAGATGATCCTGGATACGTCCATAAATAATACGGGACTACTGGAATAATCACTTTGGTTGGTACACCCATGGCCCCAGCCAGATGCGCGATGACTGTACAGGAAGTAACTATCATCTCGCAGCTAGATATAGCTGCCGCCGTTTCTGTCCACGTTGATAAATCCACTTTTTCTATCCAATTTGGACAATACTCTTCCCCTTCATCTCTCTGTAAATTAATGCAATAAGCCCTGTTTTTCATAGTGTTAAATAATAATTCATGGGGGAATAGTCGTTTAGTTTGATTCTCATAAGCTGGCAAACCACTCCAACGCAAACCAATGCGATGCGGCACCGTATCTACTGTTCTAGGAATATACGGAGAACCATCAATATCTGCCGAATTTTGGTAGCCAAGCTGAATCGGTGCAGACATAGCAGGGAGATAGAAATCGTGGTAAACCCCACAAGCGGCTTCATGCTGTACTACAACATCCACTCCATCCGCGTGACACAGTATCTCAGCTAAAGATGGGTTGCATGATACGACTACCGTGCATCCCAATTTTTTAAGATCACGCGCATATCGGACTTGATGTATCTGATCCCCTAGACCTCGTTCTAAACGCAATAGAACTATTACATTCTCCTCACCATCCCAAAGAGGCATAGTCGAGCCGCAATGAGGATCGCCCCATACAAGGGTTTCGCGTCCTTTATCTAACAGAAAATACCCTTCTCCAACCTCGTCATCACTCAGTTTTGCCCACCCTGCATTAAAGCAAATATCACTATCATCTGGATAATGAGCGAGATTCACATAGGCTAATCGTTTAGACTTCTCAAAATCCCCAGCCATAAGAGCGTCATGCTGATACGTTATCGGCATCTTCACTTTCTCTGGCTCTGGTTTATTATTCCAGAACTCACCTCCTTGGTAAAAATTGCAAAGAGTTTGACCAAGAATATGTTTTACTGAGTACCTTCGTTTGCTAAGTTTCTTACGAACCTTATGAAGATTTTTAATGCCCCAAACGTCGTCTACTTCTTTACTGTCGATGATATTATCGAAATCATAAGCAAAGGAATCAAGTCCAACAAACTTAGCAATACGCTCTAACTGAACTTGAGGGTTAGATACAAGATCATCATACTCTATAAACAAAAAATTATCGGGATACTCCTTATATCCAGCCTGTAAGGCGGCATAAGATTCAAACAGATGGTTAGCCAACTTTCCGCGTTTGCAGAAATCTGTGATGTTATCTGGCTTCAGCAATTTGGCAAAGGACGCTAAACACTCAACGACAGGACGTACAGTAGCCACAATTTTAACATCACCCTGCACCTTCATCATAGTTTTCATTATCTGTGGTGCAGACCATCCCCTGCTTTTGTCGAACACCACTTTATCTGTATCATAGCGAGCGTTCTGAATACCTTTCAAAATGCGTATGATATCGTCCTCTTCACCACCACTAGCTTTAGTTGTTGGATTCTGCTCCCACACGCGTACAGCACCGCCCATTGTATCGCACAAATTAGATGTAGGACTGGCATACACATCAGGTCGCTGGTTCAACAGCGATGTAAGTAACGTACTACCCGAACGAGGAAGGGAAGCTAAGAAAATCATCCTTTTAAAGCCCCACCCGTTAATTTACCGGCTGTAACACTTTCCCACGTTGTCAGAGAACCTATTTGAACGGGAGAACTTCTATTAATACTTGAATCCCCTTGTGCCATATCCCCTGCATCGTTATCCTTGCCCCATACCCAGATCGACGAATCAGACTTATATGCAACGGTCCAATTATCTGCTGCATCAATAGTAGACCAATCAGTAAGACTACCAACTTGAACTGGTGATGATTTATTTCCAGGAACACCCAGACCTAGAGCGCCTCCCTCAGCCGCCCCCCAAGACCATAACGTCCCGTTTGTTTTAATAGAGACTACATGGTGTATGCCACTAGAGATTTTAGACCAATCAGTAAGACTACCAACTTGAACTGGGGAAGAACGGTTTATAACATCACCCTGACCTAACTGTCCGTTATTATTTTTCCCCCAAGACCAGAGTGTTCCATCTGTCTTGATAGCTACCGACATAGCCACGCCAGTACCTACCGCGGCCCAAGTAGTTAAAGAGCCAATTTGAGTTGGAGAAGAAGCATCCACCGTAGAGCCGAGGCCCAATGCCCCCTCATTCCCCTGACCGAAACACCATAACGTCCCATCTGTCCTAAGAGCTAAAACATGGGCGCTGCCCATTGCTACTTGAGCCCAGGTGGTTAACGAACCAATTTGAGTTGGAGAAGAACGATTAAGTGTATCACCGTGACCTGTTCTGCCCTGATAACCTGCGCTCCAAGACCAGAATGTTCCATCCGTCTTAATTACAAATGAAGCAGTGTCACCTGCCATCATTTTCGGCTCGCCCCAGTCTGTTAAAGACCCTATTTGAACGGGACTAGACCGACTTATCACAGTTTGATCTCCGACACCGCCGGAGGTGTTATAGCCCCACATCCAAAGCGTTCCATCGTCTTTCACCGCAGCGTTGAGTCCGCGATTGCCACAGATTTTCAAATAGGCCCAAGTAGCTAACTCCCCGATTTGGGTTGGGGAACTCACATTCTTTCCATATGGTGCCGTTCCCCGACCCCCAGCCCCACCACCATTGCCTCCCCATGTCCAAAGCGTTCCACCAGCCGCGCCCCCAGAACCGGCCGCTCCCATCATTGCGTGTCTAAGATTAGGCATTTC